TCTGATTTTCTAATCCTTGTTTTTGTGATTCCAATTGCGATGCTTGACCACCAAGTGTAATCGCGCCCGCTAAATCGCCGCGCCGCTGCGCTTGGTCGCGCGCTTCGCCGATTTCTTTTAACTGTGCGTTGTATGCCGCGAGTTTGGCGTTGTAGATGTCCTGTGCTGCCGTCTGTGCAGAGATATAACCTAGTTGCTGATTGGTTTGCGCGGCATTAATCGCATTTGTTTCATTCACATTGATTTGCGTTTGCCGGTATTCAGTAAGCGCCGTGCCAAGCTGCGTTAATGCTTGTACATACTTATGGATTTGGTCAAGACTTTGCTTGCCCTGTTCGCGCGTGTCTGCGCCCACGATGGCCGCGCCCGCTGATTCAAACGAATCTTGCCGTTCCTTTGTGTCGCGTTGTATTTCGCGCGTGTACGCGCGTTCGGCAGTTAACATTTCGCTAAATGCTTTTTGTTGCGAAATACTACCTTGCTTGGCTTGCACACCGGCCATAGTCCAGAACGACAAGACATCCTGTGTGGCGTTGTCGCTGAAATCAGCGATCATTGCCGCTTGCTCACGCCAACCTTGGATAATCTTTTCCTGCGCTTGCTTGTACGCTTCCATCGCCGCTTTACCTTCGGTGTAACGATCATTTTGCTTAGCCAGCGATTCGGTGGCCTTGTCCACTTCCAATTGGCGTGCTGCCGCGTCAACGGCAGTTTGTGCCGTGTCACGTTCCGCTTGCAACTTCGGCAACTGTGCCTGTGTCACATCTGAATTCTTGTCACCACGAAAAATAGCTTGCTGCGCATTTATCAGCGTTTGACTTCTATTTTTCAATTCATCTTGCGCGTTCTTAATTGCAACGATGTCTTGCCCAATATCAAATGCCGCACCCGCCGCGCGTCCGCGTTGTGCTTGTCCAGCGTGTGAACCGGTTGCTTCCGCTGCGTTAACACGCAATTCTCGCGTATTTCGTAACATCTCCTGTTGCAATTGAATTTGTTTGTCTTCAGAATCCAGCATGCTCTTGGTGGCGTCATCTTGTATCTTTTTCAGCGCGCCCCAATTCTGGATCAGTTCGGCAACCTTGCCGATCATCGTGACCAGCACGCCGACAACCGCGAGCGCGCCGAACACTGGGAATGCTGCCGCCATCGCTGGACCAAGGCCGAGCATTTGCGTTAAAAACAAACCCGCCGAACGCGTACTGCCGGTCATATTGCCGCGCAACACACTCAGTTCCGCCGACGCAAGCCGCGTGCTGCCGCCAAACCCATTCAAGCCTGCCGCGCCGCGCGTCGTGGCTGCTGTCACACTATTCACAGCGCCCACGGTGGCATTGGTGGCTATGTTGGTGTTTTGAAACGCCGTGGTCATCTGGTTCGCCGCAAATGTAACAACGGTCATTTGCTGCACTAACCGTTGCAAATTGCCTTCCGCTTTTACTGCCGCGTCAGATAGTTTGCTGATTGCGTTGGCGGAATTATTCACGCTTCGGGACATGCCGCTTGCCGCCTGTGAAACAGACGTGAGATTTCCGGCAGTGATGCGCGCGAGTGCGCCCTGTAACTTGGTGAGATTCTGTTCTGCTGTTTCGGCATCCGTAGCAATTGCTTTTAACTTCGGTGAAATAGTAGTTGCAACGCCGTCTGTTACAACAATGTCGATGCCTGTACCGGGATTGATTGGTGACGATGCCATTATCTACCTGCCTTCATCACATAATCCTCAATAATCAATTGCGCGCGCTCTACAAATCCTGCCGGTGCTTGCTGACTAGAACCGTTGTTTAGCTTGACGATATATGGCACCCAATTCTGCAAGTGGATTGCATCGCCGGGTTGTTTCTCCAGCAATCTTGCGCGCGCTGCCTCAAGTGTGGGCGGAATGTTTGCCTCACGTGTCACCGATGGATCGATGGTATGCGTCCACGATCCTGCGACCATCTTCCCACGCTGTGACGGGGCGTATGGTGGCAATGTTTCGGGAACCGGTTCATTCAACGAAACCTGCCAATTAGAAAGCGCCGCACCGGTATCAACTGGCGTGACGTTGACCAAATCAGTTAATCCGATGATCACCGCTGTTGCTGCAATGTCGCTGGCAAGCGTGCGCGTCGCCATATCTAGTTGGCGCATCTGGTTAGCAAGATCACTTAGCTTCGCCACGCTTGCCCCGTTCTAATGTGATGCCGTCCAATTCTGGAATAATGGCGAACAAAAATTGCGTCTGTTCGTCATCGAAACTGTAAAATTCCGCATATCTTGCAACTGCTGTCCACGGTATTCGGCCCGCTTCCATTCCCATATGCCGGTCGGAACTAAGCATGTAAAACGCCGTAATATACAGTTCCAAACCGGGCAGTAATTCCGGTGCATTTTTGATTTTATCCGGTATTGGCATGCCTGATAAACGGCAATCACGCAATATTTGTTGTTCGACGCCGCCGTAATCTAGAGCATATTCCAATACCGCAATTAGTTTTTTGTTGCCGTCTCCTTTTCCACTGCCTGATAGTTCGTAACGCGTGACGCTTGATATGCCAATTCCTGATACAAATCCGGCAAAGCAGTTAGCAACTTAATTGCATTGTCCACGCTGTACGGAATCAGTTTATTTTCCGCGTCCTGCACGTGCGACCAACCACGCAAATTCGCCTTACAAAATACTTCCACATTCAACCGAAACAACTTGTGTGGATCGATGGTTCCTGCCTCAACATCACGAATGTATGGCCGCATGACTTGCTCGCGTATCTTGGTGAACTGGTGATTTTGTCCCCCGATACGCGACACAATAAATGTTGGCATTGTGCCGTCATCGTTTGCGCCTGCCGGTTGAATCGGCACACCGCTCAATTCCATTTTTTCATCAGTACCAAACGTTTTGAATAGTGACATATCGCGCCTCTTTTGGGATTATGCGGAAATGGCCGCACGAATGCGGCCATCATAACAGGATGACTCCCGGTGCGCTACGGTGTTCCTGTGCCCGCTGTGGGCACGTACAAGAAGAACGTGGCCAACAGTGTATAACCAAGCGTATTCATTGCCATATTGTTTGTTAGCTGCGTCTGCACTGGCTTGTCCTTGACGATTTCCAATTGACCGCCGCCCATCGTGAGCAGTGGCGCATCCAGAATGAAACCAGCATTGCGCGCCGCGAAGATGAGGAAATAACCCACATCAGCGTTGGCACGAATTGCTTGAATTGCTTGCACGGTGTTGAAGTATGCCGTAAGCGTTGCGCTCACATCGAAATCGCCAGCCGTGGCATCGAACGCACCAAGCACACCAACCGCCTTGGTTGGCGTCACACCGTTGTTAATTGCGATCTTGACATCAGACGCAAATGCAAACGCCGCGCCGGGATTCAAGATGGTTGGATCGAGCAAGTAAAGCCGCTGTGCAATTAAATCGGTGGAACAATTGTACGCCGATTCGTCAAGCACCGGTGCACGTGTACCGGAAAGCAGTCCAGCCACGCCGGTGCGATAAATTGCATCTAGACCAACGAATGTCAAATCCGCGTCAAGCAATCCAGACTGCTTAACATTGAGCGTTAGTTGATTTGCATGTGCGCCCACAAGCAATTCGGATTGAATGCCCGTGCCATCGTTGCCAAGCTGCCGTTCTAGCGTGTAAGTGCGCCGTACAATTGACGTGCCTTGCTCATTCTTCAACACGCGCCCGGTGAAGATTGGAATGGTAACACCGGTGCCGGTGTTTGCAACCGCAGTAAACTGCGTAAGATCGAGCACCAGCGCATGCGTTGTTACACTAAAGACACGCGCATAGCCGCGATTAACCGGATTAGAACCGCCGTCAACCATGTATGCGCCGGTGAAATCGCCGCCGATGAATATCCATTCACCGGGAATCACGCCTAGCTGTGTAAACGGTGTGGTTGTTGACGTAAGTGTTACGTGGGCACCGGTGATCGTCACCGATAGTTCGCCAGTAGCGAACATTACACCAACCTTGTCCAGCTTAGGAACGGCACCGGGCGTTGGTTCCGAAACAAATGCGCCGGTAGTGGTCACTGCTGTGTCGGTGATTGCCGTGACTTCTGAAATACCGTTGTTCTGGTAGTTAGTCCAACCGCTCGACAAAAGAATGTCGTTAGCGTGAAAAAGCGCCGCCAATCCTGCCGCCGCCGTGTACGCATTGCCGCCCGATGTTCCGGTGAGTACAATCTGTGTGCCGTTCAACGGCTGCGTTGATGCTTTTTCGCGCATGTTCGCAAACCAAAAACCTTGCAAAATGCGCTGCAAATTATTCTGCGTGAAATCGGAATTAAACCCACCACTGGCATCTAGATCAGTGGTGGAACCTTTCAATTTCTGTCGCAAATTATTAATCACGTTGCGTGACGTATTGGTGACTTTGCCGCCGAAACTGCTGTAGCTGTTCGGTTCCAACGGATAGAACGTTGGTGTGTTCGGCAATACCTTTGGCGACGCCTCTTCAGCGTATGACAACCCACTGACATTAGAATCTATTGTTGCCGGAACTGTCATTTGCCACGCTCCATGTTACACAATTTCGTCAAATTGAAATGTTGCACTTATATTGAACTGATACCAACCGGTGGTTAATCCAACCGGCGTGATCTTCGCATTCCGAAACCAAACTAAATCATTTGGTTCGCGTTTGCGGAAAGTATTTCTGCACATTTCAGAGAGCACGCGCCCGCGAGTGTATGCTGCTGGATCGCTAACAGGTACGAACACTTGAGAGAATATGACACCCTGCGAGGTATAGCGTTTACGACCATCCCCGCCCGCAAGAGACGTTTGTGACTCAATCACGATCTGTTCGGTCACTCGTAGCCAGTAAGTGCCCACAGCGGGTGAATTGGGGTTTTCTACGCCCTGCCAGCGAACTTCTGGAACGCCAGTGGTACCCACGATGCCCGGTGCATTTGCCGACCAATCCGCAAGCACCATTGCGAACATCGCATCCACGGCTGCGGGATAGGTTGTGGTTGCACCCATACTTGATCATTCCTGAAACGTAATGAAATACAAAATTGGTGTGCCGTCTGGTTCCAGCGCGTCAATCGCTGTAATGTTTAACACCATGCCATCCGCTTTAATTACCGTGTCTGATAGCTCCGGTGTGAACGGTACGTTGCCCGGTAACAATCCATTCTGCCCGCTGCCTGCTACTTCGGTGCCTTTTGTCAATGCCGCAAGCTGCTGCGCTAAACCTTTGCCGCGTGTGAATAAAATTGGCGTGTTGGGAAATGTCGCCGGTGGTACGGGCGCGTTATTTGCAACACGTTCTGTTACTTTCCACGGCTGGTTCGGGTCCACTGTTGTATCGGTCGCCGTGGCCAGTGATTTCACCCATGTAACCTTGCCGCCTTTGGCCGCAATCTTTGCCGCCGCGCTAGTCGCTTGCTTCTGATACGTCATGCACGCACCAATTCCAGCACACCGCTACGCGTACCCATCAGTGGAGCAAGTAACGCTTGCACGCTACGAATGCGCGGCAAATCGGTTGTGCCAATGCGTTCGCTGTAATTCGTCTGGATTACGTCAATCTTTTCCATCGTCACAAAGCCGCCGCCCTGTGCCGCTGGCAACGTTGTGGGATGTAGCACAACACCGTTAAATTGCTCAATGATCAATTGGCATTCGGCGTCTATAATACGTGTGGGTACGATGGCCGAATCAAGCATGACGTTGCGCACAAATACGCGCGTGCGCGGCCATGCAAACGGCTGCCCAAACGTTGACGGCTGGCCTTTGTATCGTGGTTCAAGTAATTCGAGATACAGCATTGCGCCGGTAATCAGTGGCAATAGTGCGTTGTCATCGGATGGAAGCGTGATGCCGCCGCCGCTCGCATACGACCGAATGTAATCACCGGTGCAATAACTATTTGCACCGGTGACTCCAGTTCCATCTTCGACAATGATGGGAGATGACATGCTTACGCGTTACGCTGCCAGCCTGTCGCCTGTGGCGCACCCGCCGCTGCCGGTGTCTGTGGACCGCTCTTGCCCTGCAACGCGTCATCCACTTTCGGATCGCCGGTTGCATTGCCTTTGCTGCCCGCGCGCTTGATTGGATCAACAGGTTCCTTATTGATCACAGCCGTTTGCGTTGCTTGCGCAATTGCAACATCATCCTCATTGTGCGCTTTTTCGCCCACGGTTGGATTGATGGAATCGGATACTTCTGCATCCGGCGAAACCGAGATAGTGCCAAGTGGCCGCAACTTTGGACCGCTGGCGCTACCTTTCTGCGCTTTCAGCCGTTCATACGCGCGCCGGTTGTTATCGTTCTTGCCGAACGCATCCGTGCCGTCATATTCGGGCAGCGTGAGCGGTACGGGTTTTGGATTGGTGTTAACCGCGAGATGTTTATTCTCATCGGTCAAACTGGCATTCGCAATTGCGCGCTGTTCGCTCATTTGCTGCTGCCGCAAAGTACCTTTTGCCGGTGGTGCGCTTGCTCCTGTTGCTACGTCGCTCGCCATGATTGTTACCCTCTCAGTTACAGATTTGAAACAGCGCGCGGAATGTTGTGCAAACCATCCCGCAGTGATCAGCCGTTCGTGATCATGAACGACAACGGAACATTCTCGCGGTATTCCACGCGGGTCCAATTCGCCGCTAGCTGCAAATCGGCGTTGGTCGCGCTGGTGCCGCCTGAAACAGTTGCACTGGTAAAATTGAAACCAGAAGGATGCATCACGATTTCCTTGCGCTGGTGCAATTCCTCAACGCCGCCGCCGTTGCCCTGTGAAGGATAACGGAATACTTCGGTCGGTACCTTTGGCGTGCCCATCGCATAGCCGAACGCCGCGCCACCAAAAAGAATGCTCATGTACTTCGCAGCAACCAGCGTTCCACCGGAACCGGTAGCCGGGAAATACGGCATATCCTCATCCACGATCACAAGTTTGTCATCGTAGTAAGTTAGTTTGATGGGAACTTGTGATCGTGG